TGCTAGATGCATTTTTAATAATTCGAATCCTGTATTCTTTAATAGAGGAGGTAGTATGTTTGCACCTAAGTCAGAATAAAATAATTTTCTCAGAGGTTGACTAACACCGCTGCTAGGAAAATTTTTATCAATCACTAGTTTGTGTTTTTTTGTTGTATCGATGAAATGCTTAAAGGACAAATAATGGATCTCAGACGAAATAGAAAACAATTCTTTTATTATTAGTTTTTGATTAATTTTAGCATAATTTAAAAAAGGTAAAGGTATAGATAGATAAGACCCAGTATTCACAAGATGTGCTTTATTTTCTATAAAATCATATTGAAATAACGGAATGTCGCAACCTAGAAAAGTTGGATTATCATTCTCTATATGATCAAGCATATGTAACTGTAATGCTATTTGCGGGCTCGACAAACTGTATGTCTTGCAAAACTGTATATGTTTGTTTTCCTTGAGAAACTTTTCGTAGTCGATCTCAATTACAGAATAGCTATGCCCAAATCTTTTGCAATAACGTACTGCATGTGTTACATCAGGACTGTTGAAAACGCAATCTTCCCACACGAATGCAAAAATGTATACAGAAACATCCTTCTTTAACCTTGCCATAAGAGATAGCACGAACTGACTATCAATTCCGCCGCTTAAGCACACGTTTACTTTGTTAAAATCACTGAATTTTGCTTCCCATAAGTCGTGTAAACTAACGTCCTCTTCGGGCCGGTTTAACAATAAAGAAACTTGGCGCTGTTCGATATCAGGAATAAACCCTTGATAAAATTGACTTGAATCCAGAATTGACATTAAAAACTCCTGAGTATGATAAATACTTATATAAATTTATTGGTAGTATAACCATATCATGGAGCACAAATGGCTAGATATTTAATCACGCTGGACTCAGGAGTACATGCAGACAATACATCTGCACAAGCAGCAATTACTGCTGTTGGCGCTTCAGTAGTCAAGTCTTACACGTTTTCATTAACATTTGAAGTAGAAGCAACTGAAGAGCAACTCACTTCTATTACAGGGGTAGTTGAATCTACAGCTAAGAGCACTGTTACATCAGTATCTGTACAGGTATTTAACCAAACTCACTTAACCCATTTAGCTAGTGCTAGTTATGCACCAGCTACAGTATATGAGCCATTGAATACTGGTACTGGTGGTGATGTATACTTGGTTGATACCGGTATTTACGCTGATCACGAACAGTTTGCTGGTCGAAGCATCAACAATCTATACAGCAACTTTGGTAGCGACTTCAGTGATACTGTAGGACACGGTACTGCGGTTGGTAGTGCTATTGTTGGTGCCTCTCTTGGTGTATCAAAAGATGCAACATTGCACAATATTAAGCTGTTTAATAGCGCCACAGGCGATATTACTATCGGTGAGATCATTGATGCATTAGATGCAGTGTTAGTACACCATAACACAAATAATCCTAGCAAAGCAAAAGTTGTTTGCCTGCCATGGGTAACTACTCAAAATAATTTCTTAGACAATAAGATTGCAGAATTAAACGCTAGTAATTTAGTTGTTGTTGCTGCCGCCGGTAACAATGGTTCAGATGTTAACAATTATTCACCAGCTGGTGTAAATTCAATCATTACAGTAGGTGCATATGATGCAGACTATAATGTTACTGCATTTACTAACGTTCCGTGGACCGACCCTACTACCTCTTACTACACAAACTATGGTGCTTCACTAGATATCTTTGCATTAGGTGTTGACATTTCTTGTGCAGACATTGCTGCATCAGATGCGTATACAACAGCTTCAGGTACTAGTATGGCATCAGGAATCGTTGCAGGTGCTGCCATTCAATGGATTAACAATTATCCTACCAAAACATCAGCTGAAATTAAAGACGTAATTTTGCAAGAAGGACACCGAAAAGGTATGGTAAGACTTGCATTCGACGAAAGTTTACCATTTTCTTCAACTGATGTGTATGCATCAATCATCACAACCAGTTTAGTTGGTCAAGTAAGCATCAGTAATCTTCCATCAGGTAGAGTACTTAATGTTCAACTAGGGCAAACAATCACTAAAGACTTAGAACTTAACTTAGCAAATGCAACAGACTTAGCTGTTATCTCATTTGCCCCAACACCGCCATGGATGACTGTCGACCTAGCAACAGGAATATTAACTGTGGATACTTCGTCAATTGATCCTAGTCTTGTTCCAGGAATTTACTTATTTGGTATCAAGGGAACAGTTGATGGTAAGGTAATGGTTGAAGAATATTCTGTAGGTTTATATAACACCTCAGTAACCGAGTTAGAGACAGCTACTCAATATTATTATGATGATGACACAGAATCATATGATGAAGTAGTAAGTTATCAAGTCGCTCCAGGATTCCAGTATTCTTCACAAAAGAACTAAATTCAAAAAGTTTAAGTGAATTAAAAAACCGTGTTAAATACTTAGCACGGTTTTTTTATGATTAATATAGACCTAACTACAAAGAACACAGTATACAATACTCTTGGTCCGCAAGCACAGTGGATACAACATCGTTTTGGCCGTAGAAAATATCCTGATCTAGAGATTGAGGTTGATACTGTGGTTAAAATTGTACAGGACACAGAAGATACAATTAACTTAATCTCTTGCTACGGTGACTCATCTAGCTATTCAAATATTTTAGATGTGTTAAGCAAAGTAAAAGAAGGTAGGTGTGTCTTCAACAGTCATTTAAGTTTTGAAAACAATCAATTGATCGATGTATTAAATAATAAGCAGGCATATGTAGTAGTGCCATTATTTGGCATTGAAGAACTAAACGATAAAATTTTGTTGCACTCAAATTGGGATCTAGTTTTAAAAAATCTTAAAAACTTAAAGTGTAATGTGTGCATTGAGTTTTATACATATAGTTTTAATCGTCACCAAATAGAAAAAGTTTGTTCTTTGTTTAATAGTGATAATATAGAGATTAAAATCAAAGAGGGTATATATACTCATCCGGCTGGTTTTTCCCCTATAGTAAACGAGGAAGGAAAGTGGCTCTATGATGTGTATTCACCTAAAAGTAAATGGACAGAATTGGTTCAAACTGTAAATGGATATAATTGTTTAATACAATTTATAAAGCCGATAAAAGGTAAATCTATTTTAAACAAGACGTTAATATATAGAATTGACGGAGTAAGCGCAAGAGGTGATGTAAGTATTTCTGTAACTGGAGATGTGTTCCCATCTTATAATTTACTTATACAATTTTCTAATGCATTGTGTAACGACTGGACGTTAGCATTATCTAAAATCACTGAAAACGATAATGTAACTGTTAAAGAAGATTTTAGAAATGTATGTATTGACCTAGGCAATATATTAAAATATTTAAAACAAAACAATAATATATATAAGAACGAGTTTAATTCTATTTTAGCCAATCTTGCTAATAGCGATGTCTGAAATATTGTTACAATAATCATTTGGACACTCAGTTAGGCTTTTAGGTAATTCCCAACTTTCAAGTGTAGCAATATTACCAAAGTGCTTTGCACCACACCAACTACTGTATATATCGCCGCTGGCATCTATATTAAGGCTTTCAAATCCTAAGTAGCATCGCATACCTTTAAAGCTATTTAATCCTTCATTTATAATCTGATGACTTTGTACATACTTTGCAGTACCATCATCATATAAGAATTCAGTCATCCAATCTCGTGGATCAGGCTCAAAAACTGGTTGGTTAGGATCAGGTGGAGGCATTGGTACAGGCTTAATACCGGGACGTTTGATAATTTCTAACTCTGCTTCCGTATAAGGCCAGTATGTTTCTTGTTTGCTGCCGCGGCCTAACAGCTTCTTATACATAGTCTTAACACATATGCTTACATTGTTGTAGTTGTTACGTTCGCAGTTTTTAAACAGTTCGCGTATTTCTTCTACATCGTTGCCTAGCTCGTCGATTCTTCCGCCAATGCCTGCAATGTTAATATCTATATTAACGTAGTCTTTGATTTCGTTAATAACGTTAATAAGATGCTGTTTTTCCATGCTCTGCGGATGCCACGTAATAACAACACCATTTAAATAGTGTTTGGCTTTGCTCCACCAATTAACTGTACGACTAGCATTAGTAAACACCACACTGCTACATCCGTGTTCATTGATTTTACGTATTATTTCTTCGAAGCCGGCCATTACAGTAACTTCGCCGCCTATAAGCTCGTAGTGTACGCTTTTGCCTATATCAGCATAATGCCCGCATATACGGTCAACAGCATCTAAGTAAGACTGTAAAGGTAGCCAAGGACGGCTACCGTCATGAAGAATGGGAGGGCAGTATTCGCAGTTGAAGTTACATTGATTGCCCATGTTCCACTGTACGCGAATTGGGCTGTGAGGTTGTCTAGCGTGTGGGCCTTTAACTGAAATCAGTTTAGCCACACTATGTCACCTGTACTGTTGCTGCTCCGGTATTTACTGGATGAGCACAAGATGCTTTACTTAGACCTTGTACAACTACCGGTTTTCCTTCAGCAAATACTGTACCACTACCTGAGATAATAGTTGGTGCAGTGTGAGGGGGTTTCCCATGAGGACTTACTTTATCGCCTACAACACTTACGTTCTTAAATTCTGCAAAGACAGTAAGAGCCCCGGGACCTAAATCAATCCCCGTTCCAACTAAACTTTGTGTTACTAAACCGATTGCAGGCATATTAGTATTTATGTCTCACTAGTATCTTCGTCTGCAGACTCTTCTAAATTCTTTTGTTCTGTGACTAAGTCATTGTAATCTTTAACAGTACTGTTTAAAGTTTCCATCACTGCTAAAAAATGTTTACTCTCTGTAATAATGACATTAGCTCTTGCTGTTAGAGCAAATGGCGCAAGCGCAACTGCATCACCTGCTACTACAACAATTTTAGGATATTCTAATGTTAGTGTATCAGTTTCCTCATCAAAACCTAGTAAGGTTGCGATAATTTCATCGCCTTTAGTAGTTTTTAATGTAACTACTTTACTTAGTAGTTCTGAAATATTATATAACATGTGTGTTTTCCTGTGTTCATAGTGAACCTAAACTTGTAAGTCCAAGTTTGGTTTTAATTGTGTCTACTCCCATACCAGAAAGTCCTTGATAACCACCTTCAACAAATAACTTACCTTCACGATAAATCTGTGGCATGGTTCTATGACCCTCGTTAATAACAAAGTTTCTAGCTTCTTCGCTAATCTCAATGTTTACTTCTTCGTATGGAATGTCGTTGTTCTTTAGTAGTGCCTTTGCCTGTAAGCAATAACCGCAATTATTTTTTGTGTATAGTGTTAGCATTATAGACTAAATCCCTTAAATGTATCTTCGTTAACGTCTTGCTTAGTACCACCAATTACGTAACTAGTGATTTCTGTTTCCTGTGGCGCAACTTGTACTTCGCCGCCACTAATCCACTTTTGTGTCCAAGGTAAAGGATTACTTGCACTAGTACTATAAGGTGCAGTAAGTCCAACAGCTCTCATACGTCTTGCAGCAATCCATTCAACATATTGCTTAAGCAATTCTGCGTTAAGACCAATCATGCTGCCGTCTTTAAACAAGTATTCAGCCCAATCTTTCTCTTGACGAACTGCTTCCATAAACATCTCTAGGGCTTGTCCTTCACACTCAACAGCAATCTTAGCAAAGTCTGGATCGTCTTGTGGTAGTAGCTTTAACAATTGTTGCGTACTAGCCAAGTGTACGTTTTCATCACGAGCAATCAGCTTAATGATCTTAGCATTGCCTTCCATCTTCTTTAGTTCGGCGAATGCCCAACTACATGCAAAACTAACATAAAAGCGCACACCTTCGAGAATATTAACACTCATTAAGCATAGCCATAACTGCTTCTTTAGCTCATAAAGGTCAACAACTATCTTCTTGCCGTTAACAGTATGCTCACCTTCGCCGAGTAAGTTATACCAACTAGTAAGCTCGATTAACTTATCGTAGTTCTTACTAATGCTATCCGCACAAGTAATAATTTCTTTCATAGACGACATCTCATCAAACACCTTGCTTGGGTCTGCATAGATGTTACGAATAATATGTGTATAACTGCGGCTGTGAATAGTTTCGCTAAATGCCCATGTTTCAATCCATGTTTCTAATTCAGGGATACTTACAATAGGTAGAAAAGCAAGATTAGGACTGCGGCCTTGTACGCTGTCTAGCAGAATCTGGCGCTTCAGATTACTAGTAAAAATGTGCTGTTCGTGTTCAGTTAAATCCTTAAAGTCTTTAGCATCACGAAGAATATCAACCTCTTCTGGTCGCCAAAAGAATCCTAGCTGTTTTTCAGTAATCTTGTCAAATTGGCGATACTTTAAAATGTCATAACGCTGCATAGTAACACCGCCACTAGCATCTAGGAACATCTTAGACTGTGTGTGATCTTTTGTACTTTTTGAATTGTAAACTGAAATAGTCATAGTTTTATTCCTAACTTTCTAATTAAATCTTGCAACTATCGCAGTCATCTTCTTCAACTGCAACTTCATCAACTTGTAGAGGGGCTGATAGCTTGTCAACATCTACCTCTCCCTGTCCATCAAATGTATTATTATAATACAACTGCTTACCACCGTACTTATAGAACATAACAATATGTTGTAATAGTACACTCATTGGAATTTTTTCATCCTCGAAATGTTGAGGATTATAGCTAGTATTAACGCTAATGCCCTGATCGATATACTTTTGTAGTACAGCGCAAATCTTCAAGTATCCTTCTGGGCTCTTTTGATTCCAAAGTAGGTCGTACTTGTTCTTTAAGCGTGGGTAGCCTGGTACAACTTGTTTTAGCTGTCCGTGCTTACTGCCCTTGATACTAACGTAACTACGTGGTGGTTCAATACCATTAGTACTGTTTGAAATCTGTGCAGATGTTTCTGCTGGCATTAGCGCCATTAGCGTACTGTTACGCACACCATACTGCACTAGATCCTTGCGTAGAGCTTTCCAGTCCATGCGTTCTTTGTGCTTAACTAATTCATCTAATTCACGCTTGTATGTCATATTAGGCGTGATGCCGTCAGCATACTTGGTTTCATTACTCTTTAGGCATGCACCTTTTTCCTGTGCTAGCTTTACGCTAGCCTTGATTAGATAGTAACTCCATGCTTCTGCCCACTCGTCAACTAGTTCTAAGTTTGGATTCTGATAGTTAGTATCATTCTTAGCAAGCCAGTAAGCAAAGTTAATGATACCGATACCAAGTGGACGGCGGTTCATTGTACTTAGGTGTGCGGCAATAACTGGATAGCTTTGGTAGTCTAGCAATTCATCTAACGCACGTACTGCAAGCTCGCAAGGTTTCTCAAAGTCTGCTGGAGTCTTAATGTTACCCCAGTTAATTGCGCTAAGTGTGCAAAGACTAATTTCACCTTCTGGGTCGTTAATATCCTTAAGTGGTTTTGTTGGGAGATTGATTTCACAGCAAAGATTACTTTGTTTGATAGGAGCGACATCTTCCTTGAACGAGCCATGTGTATTAGCATGATCAACATTCATTAGATAGATACGTCCAGTATCTTTGCGTTCTTGTACAAACGCACTGAATAAATCAATTGCCTTTACAGTCTTTTTACGTAAGCGTGTGTTACGCTCTGCTGTCTCATATAGTTCTCTAAACTTGTCTTGATCATTAAAGAACGCATCATACATTTCAGGAACATCATGTGGTGAAAACAATGTGATGTCGCCACCAGTAATTAAGCGTTCATACATTAGCTTGTTAAACTGTACACCGTAGTCCATGTGACGTACACGATTGTCTTCTGTGCCTTTGTTGTTCTTAAGAACAAGAATGTCTTCGACTTCTAAATGCCAGATAGGATAATATAGTGTTGCCGCGCCACCACGTACACCACCTTGGCTACAGCTCTTTACTGCTGCCTGAAACAACTTGTAGAAAGGAATAACACCGGTGTGCGTTGCATCGCCATTGCGGATAGGTGAACCAATAGCACGGATACTGCCAGCGCCGATGCCAATGCCAGCCTTCTGACTTACATACTTTACTACTGCGCTAGATGTTGCATTGATGCTGTCTAGGCTATCGCCGCTCTCAATTAGTACACAGCTACTGAACTGACGCTGTGGAGTACGGACTCCTGCCATAACAGGAGTAGGTAAGCTGATGTCAAAGGTGCTGATAGCATCATAGTAATCCTTAACGTACTGTAGACGTGTTTCTTTAGGATACTTGCTGAATAACGTTGCACTAATCATCATATATGCAACTTGAGGTGTTTCAAAGATTTGACCAGTGGCACGATTCTGTACTAGATACTTGCCGCGAAATTGTTCCATGGCCGCATAGGTTAGCATATTGTCGCGCTCATGCTTAATGTACTCATTAAGCTGGTTAATTTCATCTTCCGAGTAGAACTCTAAGATTTCTTTATCGTAGAACCCTTTATTGATATTGTTCTTAATAATCTTTAGTAGATGCGGAGGAGCGAAATCACCGTACACATGTTTGCGTAAGTGATAGTTAATTAGTCTACCAGCTACATACTGATAGTTTGGAGTCTCTTCTGAAATTAAGTCGGCTGCACTCTTAATAAGAGTTTCTTGAATATCGCTACTAGTGATGCCATTATAAAATTGAATATGACTTTTAATTTCAACTTCACTTGGACTTACACCTGTGATGCCCTCACATGCGTGAAATACTACTTTATGAAGTTTATCAAGATTAAGTTCTTCTTTACTACCGTCTCGTTTTGCAATTAAAATTGGCTTGGACATCTACTAGCTTTCCTGTTGTGTTATTATGGGTTTTTGTTTCTAGATTGTGTAGTGTATTATATAGCATAATACTTATCTAGTCAAGAGCCAAGTTTATCTACAGCTATAATATGGCTAGAAAATTTAGTAGAGTTGCTTTCACAATACTCCAGAGTAACTACGCAATCCTGCAGGAAATTGTAAACACAATCACCATAAACAAAAACCAACCCATCTGTTCCTGTTATATGATTACTTACCACATCAAAGCGGAATTCATCGGCTTTTATGAGTTGTAGGTTTATTAAGGTGCTTGCTAGCACTAAGGTTAACCCGGATTGGCAAAACTCTCCGTCGCTTACAATTTCAAACGGTGTAGGCCAACTGTCGGGCGTATAGTAGTCAAGTATTCGTCGTTCAATTTTAATTTTAGCAAAAGCGTCTATTACATTCTGTTCTGTTCCATTAGCAGGAAACTCCTGTCGAAACTTTCTCCAAGCAGCAAGGCGCTCAGAGTTATTCTGTGTCTTTGTGAACATTCTACTTCCTAATTATAATGAGCTCCAACGTTTAACAAGATACTTCATTGCTAGTTCTCGACCTACTGTGTTAGTTACATTGAACACAATATCAGTACCATCTAGCGATGCATTAAATGTTACATTACCCGTTAGACCAGTATCAACCATTTCACTAGCAACATCTTGGAATAACACAGCGCCGCTGCCTCCATTAAATTCAGTTCTGCCGGAAACAAACATTGTACCTACTCGTTGGTAGTTTTCTCCGGTAACAATTACAGAACTTGCTTCTGTAATGCTATAATCAATTTTATATGTATCATAAACATCAATGCTTTGTGTTAGGCTGCTGATGTTGCCGCCGCCTGATGGGATACTTGCAGAGTTTAATTCTGCATATGATACAGTTCTGTCACCAAGTGCAACACTCGAACGTGTCTGCAACTCAATGTTAGTTTTTAGATTTACCAGTCCCTTAATATTTTCATTATCTGGATCTGGGCGTTCAAAGAAAATTGTGTTTACAAGTTTATTAAAATCACGTGCTTCTTCTCTACTAGCAAAAGTAATTTCGTCGTAAGTATTATTAATAGCTGCTAGGTATTGCCCCACAGTTCTTGTTAAACTCGAATCTGTTGCATACTTAACACCTACACCAGCTGTAGAGAAAAGATCAACTAAATCACTTTCTAAACAACTGTTCAGCCACTTTTCTAATTTAGCTTTTACTGTGTCGTCTCTAGTATACTCTCCTTCAGTTAAGGACAACTCACTCAAAGTAGGTTGGTTATAATCTTCGTGTAAACGGAAGTCTAGGCCAACACTGGTATACTCTGGTTTGTGAGTGATATAAATCTTATTCTCACTATCGGGAATAATTCCTAAGAACGGCCAGTCTTCTATATCATTAACAGTAGCAGAAATTTCTGCTAATGTAGCATTACTGCTTAGATCAATACTTCTAACAGGTGTCACATCAACTGTACTCGGATTTAAATCTGGTGATAGTAACCCACTAACTTGACCTTCTACGGCTGCATCAGGTGTAATGAAGAATGTGTTTTGAGTAATTGTATCACTTAGTACACTAAAAGTTGTATTACTAATAGCAGAAGTATTGCTCGATGTTGTTACTGTTACTTGGTCAACATTACTGTATCCGTGCAATGTACTAAAAATCTGGACCTTGCCTGTTCCAGTAACATCGTCACCGTAGTTAATAAATTGAACACTTGCATTTGATAAGAAAGATGCTGAGCCAGTATTAAATACAATTACGCCGGTCGCAGGATCATTTTCTACTTCTACAACTTCACCCGACAATCCGCTAGTATTGCTACCGTCAACAATTAAAATGTTTGCACCTTGTGTTACACCATCAACGTTACCTGTTAATGTTACAGTTATGTTAGCACCTGTACCGGCAGCGTTTGCTGTAACTGATCTTGCCACTGTAAATGCGTTTGCGGGCAATGCTACAGTTACACTTGGTGTTGCATTACTAAATTCTGTAATCTGAAACACCTTATTGTTTAAATAGCCAACAGTGTTATTAACATAGATGTAATTATATGGGCCAGCTACATTATATGTAGGTACTGTACCTACTGTAAATACAATGTTTGAAGGATTAGGTGTGACGTTAGAACTTGCACTCCAATCACTTCTACTTAATAATAAGTTACCCAGTGAAAGGCTTGTAGGCGAATCTATTTCTTCGCTATCAGCATTTACAGCGATATGCTTATTTTGCAATCCAATAAACCCTGTACCAGTTGTAGCACTTACAGTAATTAAATCTCTAGGAATTTGTCTGTATTCAGGAATGCTATATGCTTTATAGAAACTTGGAAATCTTTTATCTCCCACATTATATAATGAGATATTACCTTCATAATTTTGTGTAGTAATACCTTCAATAGCTTGGATGATTGCAGTATTGCTATAATAGCATATTGTAACTTCTTCTGACGCAAGCGGTGCTGTTCTAAATGTTACTATATGAGTATTTGCGGCTGAAGTGTTTGCCGCAAAACTATATTCATAAGCTGCCGCAGGTGTAGTGTTACTGCTGTCGCCAGCAATTCTTACGCCATTTTTAATAACGAGCAAATCTGCTGCTTTAAACGCTAAATTTGTTTCAGCATTAAATAAATTGTTAGGAGTGAATGTTAAGGTGTCACCGGTAGTAACACTTACTGCTTCATTAAGTGTTACAGTGTTAGACACTGAACTCTTTGATGCAACGGTTGAATAGGCATTGCCTGTGTAAACAATGTCTCCAGCGGTAATATATGCGTTTGGCGCCGCTGTTAAACTAATAACTGTTGATGAAGCATTAGCACTAACAACAGCCGTTGTTGTTACCAACGAGTTAGCAGGAAATACTTTTAAGCTAGAAGTAGATGTTGTATTTGCACTAGGAAGGTAACTTACTACTTTTGTGATCCCATCAAAAAATCCTTTTCCGTACTTCTTAAACGGAACAGTGAAAGCAACAATATTATTATTAGCAATGCTAGATGTGAAATCTTTAGCGCCAACAGTAGTTTCAAAGATGCTCTGTTTGTTATAGCCGCCGCTGATTGCATCGTTAGGATCAGCGCCAATAAACACCTGTCGACTGTCAATTGCGAAGCCTAGTTCGCCCGGGCGTAAGGGTTGAGGTAAGTCCTGCTTTAGACCCCTACGGTTCTGAATTCGAGAAATAATTACTTTGTTGTTATCGTCTGCCACTGTTAAGTCTCCTAACGCTTAACAGTATTTATCACTTTTGAGTTCAGCGACTGTAGTATTGTGTTACCCGATTTGCCCAGGCTGCACAATAATCGTCAAACTCGGTGCCTTTGATAATGTAGTCAGCAAACTTAGCTTCGCGGTCTACCATTAGAATGCTAACTTTGCGGATATTTGTACCAAACATTTCGTTGTGTGCTAGTGCATATGCACAGCCCTGCATAAAGTAGTCCTCAATCCACTCACGCTTTTTTAGCTTCTTAGCTGTTTTAAAGTCAATGATACTATCTTCGCCTTCGTACACACCAGTAGCATCACTGGTACCAGCGTATAAGCCTTTAGCAATAAGTCCTACTTCGGTACCCCAAAGTTCGTTAACTTTGCCTAAGCCTTGCTCAATCATAACGCGACTCATTCTGCCGGCAAGGATACTAACCATGTTGTTGCCAAAGTTATCCCATTCTTCTCCCAGGATGAACTTTTCTAATGCAGTGTGAACTTTGGTACCTAAGCCTGCGGCTTGTTGAGTCTGCCGATTGGCTTCGTCTTCGCCGATACGTTTCTTCCACTCAATAAGGTGACTTTTATCAGCAGTACTGTCGAGAATAGTAGTAACGCTAGGCACAGGAGTATCATCATCTCCTACATACTGTCTACCAGCTGGTGTTTGCAATCTTTTTAATTGTGGGTAATTGTATTTGTTTATAAGCATATGTTAGCATAACATACATATAGAAAGAAGTCAACGATTTTGTAAAAGTTCAACAAGTTTATATGCTAGTTTTTTATGACCTATCATATTAGGATGACAGTTGTTTGGTCGTATCCAATCTTTTTGTTGTAGATGCTTGTAAATTTCAGTTTCAGTGAGTTCTTTGTTATTATATAAATTGTCGTCGATTAGCTTTTCTCCAAACGTTAATTCGACTAAAGAAGTTTTAGATAGTACAGCTGACTCAAACAAAACAATATGTTCAAACTCTTTAGGTATCACTAGATCGGTGAAGATTGGCACGATAACACAATCAATGTTAAAGTTTTTGCACACAGAATAAAAACAATTTATTGCTACTAATGAATCGTAAATTTCAGTACTGTGTACAGATTTTCTAATTGAAGTATGATAATGACGGTGTTTGATTATAGGATAGTCAATACCAAAACCTCTTACTTGTGCAGTAAGGCACAAGAAGGCAGTGTGAGGTCCGGCATCACCTTTTATTTTTTCTTTTATTGTTTGAAAATCTTCAGCAGTGTTGTCAGCTGATATCTTTAAAAGATTATACAATGCAAAGTCTATAGACGATGCAGATTTAGCAAAATTAATATATTCTTTATTTCTTTGAGTTGATACGTATGTAGAGAATGCTTTGAAAGGATTTTCTATTTTATCACTAACATTTGGAAATACTGATCTATCATACGGATCTGAGGCGGTTTTTAATTCTTCGCCGATAGTCCAACTATCACCGAACCACAGATCCATCTTAACTTCTCAATCACTTAATGAAAGGTAAAAACTTTTTTACGTTATCAATATATTTTTGTAAATATTTTGCTTGGAAGTTCTTTGCAAATTGAGGCTGTGGGAAGTTCCAACCAATGAATGCACCCACTAAAACCCAAAATAATGTTTCTAACATAATAATACTCCCTTGGTTACCAACTAATATTCCATTGGATAGTTGTATTGGTTGTGGAATTTGTAGTAATATTAACTCCGTAACCTAAGTTAACAAAGTACTCTTTTACATAATTAATTTGATCTAACTTTGTAGGATCGTTAGTAACACCATTATATACAAAGTAATATGCATTACTTTCAGTCATTGTAGTGTCGCTTGATACATTAGCATACAATACACCTGCATCAATATTGCTTAGTACAGCATTTTCAATACTACGAACTTCAGCGTGTATAACACTGTTGTTGCGAGTATTTAATCTAGCTTGTGTAGCATTAACAAAAATATTTGCCATTACAGATCCGCCTTAATATCTTGCATAGCTTGATCTCCAGCCATAGCG